TAAATTATATGGAGAACTTGCAGAGTTTGTAGGACATAAAGAACTTGATGCTGTTGTAAAGAACGCAGCAGACGCTATTAGATTTTTAATTAGTAATTTCCCAAAGTTAGAAGCACATATGAATACTAGATGTTATCAAGTTTTAATTGGAGATTATGATATTGACGAGACTGAAATTCATAACCCAATAGGTAATGAAGATATAAGTATTGTTCCTGTAATTAGTGGTGCTGGTGGAGGATTAGGTAAAACACTTTTAGGAATAGCTTTAATTGGAATAGCAATAGCAGCACCGGGGGCTGGCTTTATGGCTGGAGGAGGTTTTGGTTTTGCTGGTGCTGGTGCAATGGCAGGGAAATTTAGTATTGCTGCACTTGCAGGGAATATTGGTATTGGCTTAACTCTTATGGGGGTTAGTGAAATGTTATTTCCACAAACAAAACCTGAGATGCCAGAAGATGACCCAAGAATATCATTTAGTTTTTCTGGGGTGCAAAATACATCGAGAGCTGGAACTAGCCATCCGATTGTATACGGAGAAGTTGTGACTGGATCTGTTGTGATTTCGGCTGGAATTGATACGGATCAAGTACAAGCATGACAGATAAATCTATTAGAGGAAGTGGTGGGCCACCTCCTACACCTCCAGCCCCATATCGAGCTCCTGATACTTTAAATAGTAGACAGTTTGCAACTATTCAAGATCTAATATCAGAAGGTGAAATAGAAGGTTTTGCTACAGCATCAAAAGAAGGTAGAACAAAAGGAACAACCGCTTATAATAATGCAGCCTTAAAAGATATATTTTTAAATGAAACTCCAATATTAAAGGCTACTGCTAATTCTGCTAGTCCAGCAGATGCAGATTTTAATTTTCAAAATGTAGGCTTTACTCCTAGATTTGGTACTTCTAATCAAACTGCAATACCTGGAATTGTTAGCAGCGAATCAACAACCGGAGTTGGAGTTACAGTATCGGCTTCTTCGGCTGTTACTAGACAGATAACAAATACAAATGTTGATGCAATAAAGGTTACGATTACATTTCCTCAATTACAAAAAGCAGAGGATAATGGTGATTTAGTTGGTTCTTCTGTTTCTTTAAAAATACAAGTTCAATATAATTCCGGTGGTTATTCAGATGTTATCTCAGACACAATCACAGGTAGAACTGCTGATGCTTACCAAAAAGAGTATAGGGTAAACGTAACAGGAGCTTTTCCTGTTGATATTAGAGTTGTAAGGGTAACAGCAGATAGTACATCATCTGCACTTGTTGATGCTTTTACTTGGACAAGTTTTGGAGAAATAGTTGACGATGCGTCAACATATCCTAATAGTGCTTATTCTAATTTAAGAATAGATTCAGAACAGTTTAGTTCTATTCCAAAAAGAGCTTTCCGTATTCGTGGAGTTAAGGTAAGAATTCCTGGTGCTGGAGCTAGTAGTTCTGGAACTCCTACTGTTGATTTACAAACAGGCAGAATTGTATATCCAGCTAATTATATATTCAATGGAACAATGGGAGCAGCCCAATGGTGTAGCGATCCAGCGATGATACTTCTTGATTTGTTAACTACGGAAAGGTATGGATTCGGTACGCATATAACAGATGCAAATATAGATTTATTTAGTTTTGTTGCTGCTAGTAAATATGCTAACGAATTAGTATCTGATGGTTTTGGAGGACAGGAAGCTAGATTTAGTTGCAATGTAAATATTCAATCAGCTAAAGAAGCTTTTGAATTGATAAAGGATTTAGCAAGTGTTATGAGATGTATGGCTACATGGTCTGCTGGATCTATAACAATTACTCAAGACAAACCAACAGATTCTAGTTATTTGTTTAGTTTGGCAAATATCACTTCAGAAGGTTTTAGCTACTCAGGATCAAGTTTAAAACAAAGACATTCTGTTGTAAGCGTTGGCTATTTAAATATGGATAGCAGAGAAATAGATTTTGAAATTGTTGAAGACACTACTGCACAAAACAAATTAGGTATTGTAAAAAAAGACGTAAAAGCATTTGCTTGTACAAGTCGTGGGCAAGCTCAAAGATTAGGTAAGGCAATACTCTTCAGCGAACAACAAGAATCTGAGGTTATAAGTTTTTCTACATCAATGGATGCTGGAGCTATAGTTAGGCCGGGTTCTGTTATAACTGTCAACGATCCTGTTCGTGGTGGAGATAGAAGATCAGGTAGAGTAGCTGCTGCAACTACAACTCAGATAACAGTAGATGATGAGCAAGGTTTAAATACTTTTGGCGGTAGTAATCAAAAGATAAGTGTAATTATGCCTGACGGTTCAGTAGAAACAAAAACTATTACAGGTATATCAGGACTTGTCGTTACTCTTAGTTCTGCGTTATCAACCACACCAAATGTTAATACAATTTGGTTGTTAGAAAGTGATACTTTAGTAGGTCAAACTTTTAGAGTTATTACAGTAGAAGAACAGGATGGTATTAATTATTCGATTACAGCACTAACTTATGTTGCTGGTAAATATGCAAATATAGAATCTGGGATTAGTTTGCCAGCAAGAAATATATCACTTCTTAACCAACCTAAAAACCCTCCAAGTAACTTATCAGCTTCAGAACGTGTAGTAGTTGTTAATGCTCTAGCCTTAACGAAATTAATTTTAACTTGGGTTGGAGTTACAGGTGTTAACCAATATCTTGTTCAATATAGATTTAATAACACAAACTGGGTAAATCAAATCGTATTTAGAACTGATATTGAATTATTAAATACTGAAGCTGGAGTTTATGAGTTTAAAGTTTTTTCTTATAACGCAGCATTGAAATTATCTTCTACTTCTTCAGATTTAACTTTTAATGCACAAGGTAAAACAACTCCTCCTTCTAATGTTGTAAACCTAACAATGGAACCTGTTACTAATAAATTAGTAAGGCTTAGATGGAATAGGTCAACTGATGCTGACGTTATTCATGGAGGAAGAGTTTATGTAAGACATAGTAATTTAACTGATGGTAGTGGAACATTTCAAAATGCTGTTGATCTTATTACTGCACTTGCAGGGAATACTACAGATGCAGTTGTTCCAGCTTTAGAAGGAGAGTATATTTTAAAATTTCAAGATGATGGCGGTAGATTTTCTCTCGGAGAAACAAGTATCATTATGGATCTACCTGATCTTATTGATTCACAAAGAGTATTAACACAAAGAGAAGATTTATTAGGAACACCTTTTGACGGAAGTAAATCAAATACTACATTTAGCAATTCTGCTAGTGCCTTACAACTTAGCGATCCAGCTTCCAATGCAACAGGAACATATGAATTTGCTTCTGTATTTGATTTAGGTGGTGTATTCTCTTTAAATTTAAAAAGAACTATTAGATCAGTTGGATTTAATATAGGTTCTGATATAGAAACATTAATCCCAAGTGGATCTTTTTGGGATAATTATGCAGTTGATAATAACTTTGACGGAGCAGCAGCAGATGAGGCTAATACACAGATACAGGTAGCAACATCAGAAGCAGCATCAGGATCTTTTGGAGACTTTAATAATTTTGCTAATGGAACATTTAAAGGTAGAAGATTTAAGTTTAAATTAATTTTAGAAACTACTAATGTTGCACAAAACATGAACGTACAACAGGCAGGGTTTTTAGCTGAATTTGAATCAAGAACTGAACAAAGTTATCAAACAGGTGGTAGTACTTCTACAGCACCGCAATCTTCTGGAACATCATCATCTGGTAAAACTATTACTTTTGGTAAACCGTTTTTTGTCGGTACATCTTCTACTCAGGGAGGAGCAAACGCTTATCTGCCTTCTGTCGGAATCACTATCCAAGATGCTCAAGCTGGTGATTTCTTTACAGTTACAAGTGTAAGCGGAACAGGATTTATTTTAAAAGTTATGCAAAATAATAATTCAACTTTTGTTGATAGAACTTTCACATTTTCTGCGGTAGGATATGGTAAAGGAGTGTAATATGGAGAAAAGCTTTTTTTAAATGAGCCAAGTTGCAGACTACAATATTGCCAATGCCTCAGGAGCCAGCGTGAGAAGTGACCTCAACGCTGTTTTTGATGCGATAAAAACTCTGAATAGTGGTGGTTCTGATCCTAGTAATACAGAAGCATTTATGCCTTATGTTGATACGGCAGATAGTAATAATTTAAAAATAAGAAATGCAGCTAATGATGGTTTTACAACTGTAGGTTCTGTTGATTCTCCTAACTTAGGTTTGTTGCCTGTAGCTGGTGGAACAATGACAGGTCAGTTGCTAGGTGATGACGGATCTGTTGCTGGTAGTCCAGCTTATGCGTTTGATAATGATACAAGCACAGGAATGTTTAGATCTGGCTCTAATGCCATTGGATTCTCTACTGCTGGTACACAAAGAGTTGGGATAAGTAATGCTGGATTAGATATGTTAAACGCATTACCAATTAGATTTCAAGATTCTAGTGGTTCTCCTTTTGTATCTCTTCAATCTCCTTCTTCGTTATCAGGAAACGTAGCTCTTACTTTACCTTCATCAATAACAAATGGTGGATTTTTACAAACTGACGGATCAGGAAATCTTAGTTTTTCTATTGTTGAGGGTGTTCCAACTGGATCTGTATTTTGCATGGCTGTAGTTAGTATCCCTACTGGTTATTTAGAATGTAACGGTGCAGCAGTTAGCAGATCAACTTATTCAGCTTTATTTGCAATTATTGGAGTGAACTATGGATCAGGAGATGGAAGTTCTACTTTTAATGTTCCAGATTTACGAGGTGAATTTGTAAGGGGTGTTGATAGAGGTAGAGGTATTGATAGTGGAAGAAACGTAGCAACATCTCAAGGTGGCGCAAACGCATCTCATAATCACTCTATAAGTCTTTCTGGTACGACAAGTACTAAATCCTTAACAGGTAGTGTTAGAAGAATATCTGAAGGTTTTAGAGGTTATGGAACTGCGGATGGTGTATTTACAAAGACATTTGATGCAAACAACCCTGTAACAGGTTCTTCTTCTAATAGCCCTACAGGTGGTTTTAGTATGGATGCTTCACACAATCATACTTTTTCTGCTTCTGGTACTTCTGGAAGTCAAGGTGATGAAGCAAGACCTCGTAACGTAGCTATGCTTTACATAATCAAAACTTAATTATGTCAATACAACCGGGTACATACAATATGACGGTGCAAAGAAGAGCAGATTTCTCTTTGCAGCTTATTTTT